CCCGTCTCCATACCCTAAAGGATCAGGCCCTTATGATAACGTTTTTGGTTCCTAGCTGTATACTATTTAGCAAACAACCGCCAGATAGTAGTCAGAAGTGGTCAGTTCTCATCGATCTTAACCTTAGATCGCATTTGCTTTCTAGGGCTTATGACGATGAAATTCGCCACTTGAAACCAAGCGCTAACTGTAGGTTCTTTTCCTTTGACAATATTGGTGAAGGAATAAACCGAAGATGTCGTATTACTGGCTGGATCGGCTCTACATCGCCCTCACGGGTTGTGTTGATTCCGCGCCTGACAGCAATTGACATCATTCGAGATGCATTTGAAGCATATCCATTGTTTTCGGAGAGCTTCAAGTTTCATCATTTCTTCACCGAGGGTCATGAAGTGGGTGTCTTTAGCGGTACTCAATAGAGTATGCTAAGATTTCTTAGCTCAGTACAGGGGGACGCATGTCATATGTTAGAGACCGCACTACATCTGTAAGCATTCGCTATCGCAATGTGAATTTAACAATTACCGGAGCCAACGTGACAACTTTGTTGTCAAGCTCTCAATTCCCTTTAAAGGTTTTTAGAGTGTTGACTGGTAATCTTAATCCACAATGGCGTAAGCAGGTGCTTGCTCATCAGTGCGCAACTACCAATATGACGGCTACCACTGAGACACTTGAGTCTGTCTCCGCAGCTGGAACTAGGACGACCGAGCAAAGTCAGGGACCGGTTTTACCTCCTATCATCAATATCATCACTTCTAGTGGTGACGTAGCTGGTAATAGGTATTTACCGACTTCTGACAATCACGCGAATCCTGAGCTGGGAGTTACTGACGCACAAAACCAATGCATGAGTAAAGCTTTCAAGAAGTTACGTGATGCACAAGCCACCTTTAGTGGTGGTACGTTCATCGGCGAACTCGGGGAAGCAATACACATGATTCGACACCCTGCTGAAAGTCTCCGGAAAGCTCTTAGGACTGGCTATCTCGATCCTCTGAGTAAGAGGAAGAAATCGTCGCCTAAGAACTGGAAGAAGACTATCTCGCAGACGTGGCTCGAAGGCTGCTTCGGCTGGCGACCTCTCATTCACGATCTCGAAGACGCTGTTAAGGCGTACGAGGCAATTCGTGATAGAAAGGAAGACAGTTATGTGAGAATAAGAGCTGTTGTCAAAAAAGAACAGCTTGTTTCTCAGATCTCATATGACAGCTTCCCGACGACTACAGACTTCCAATGGTTAGGAAGTCGAAGAGTCTTCGACGAAGCTTTATGTGTCATACGAGGCGAAGTTAAGAATCGAGCGATAACGACCGCTGCTGATAAAGCTCGTATTTTCGGTTTAACACCGGAAGAGTTTTTACCAACTGCTTGGGAGCTTCTCCCATGGTCGTTTCTCGCGGACTATTTCGCCAATATTGGCGATATCATTGCAGCTGGTGCGACGGATACCTCTTCTGTGAGCTGGTTACAGACGACTCTCGTGCGCTCTCGAATCTATCGATTTGAGGCGCATGTTGATGTCCCTTATAACAAGTTCCTGAAGGGGTCTACGTTTCGCAGTTGCGATGGACGTCCGGGTTTTGGTGAGTTCAAGAGGAAGCTCGTTCAGCGCAACCCGTTACCTGGTCTAACTGTACCACCGTTAGAATTCAAGTTGCCGGGTGGGTCTATACAGCAGCTTAATATGCTTGCTTTATTTACCCAAGCGAATTCGATCAATCCTCAAGATACCCGTAAGCTCAGAGGACGCACCTTCCGGTGAGTCCTTGATGAGAAACGGGCCCGAAGAGCTCTTATAACTGCTCTTCTTTTTTGGAGTTCCTCAATGGGTGTTACCTTTACGTCTCCGATTACCGGAGCGGCGCAAACCGGCTTTACGTCTCCTACCTATACGCATGTCAGTGATACGGCACCAGATTCAAATGGTCGCCAGGTCGCTGTCACGGCATTAGGAGGTACGCAAGCCGGGGTCATCTCGCATAGCGTAGCGGCCCCTTTCACGTTGACGGTTGTCCGACCCAAGGTCTATAAAGTCCTTGGAAAGGCCAATCCGGTGACAGGGTTGATTTCCAACGTACCGAAGAACGTTTACAAGTTCATCACCCGTAAGGGTGTTCTGCCCTTGGCTGCTCAGCCTTATCAGACCATGCTGGTTACCACAACTATTGAGGTACCGGCTGGTTCTGATTTGGCTGATGCGCCGAATATTCGGGCAGCTCTCAGTGCACACTTTGGCGGCATCGCACAGCAATCTGCTGGCTTTGGCGACACTGGTGTAACCGGTATCCTGTGAAGGTTACCGATGCTGAGATGGTTACTTGTAATAGCAGTTGTAAAAGATGTTGCAGCTGCTCTAATGAAAGTTTTCGCCAAGTCGAAAGACAAAACGAAAGCTCCATAGGTTCCCTGTACGTTGTAACCCTAAAGGTGCTACTATGCATAGTTCTGCTGGTGACCTCGCTGCACTTCTTGACGCCGATCTTATCAACAATGGCTGGGATGGTTCAGTCGAACCCTACCCCGGGATAAATGTAAGGCAGTTCGCCCTACAATCCCTGAAGAAGAGTTTTCTCAAAAAGTTTCATAATGAGAAAAAACTTCCTCATTGTGATAGTGCCGCATTAGACAAATTTACGCAAGTAAATGAGTCTTGTCGTCACTATCATGAGGATATCTCGGCCGTTGATGAGCTCCTCTGGACTGCAATCGGTGAAGCCAAAAGCTTCATCGATAGATTTTGCAATCCGGAAGGGATGCCACTCCTTAACTTAGAAAATATAAGTCAGGGCGTGTCGTTCGGTTCTGGTGCGAATATAGGTGCGAAAAGCGGCGACCCTTACGGGAAGCTAGCTATAAGTACCCTTACTCACTCAGACCCGGCGTTGCCTATTTTGTTTAGGCACATTAATAGTGGCCTTAAGCTGTGGATCGAACAAGAGTGTTATCGATCTGCAAGCTTTAAGACCTTATTAGTGCAAGGCAGTAAGCTGTCTTTTGTTCCGAAAACAAGCGAGATTTCAAGGACTATATGCACCGAACCCATTTTGAATATGTTCTTTCAAAAGGGAATAGCTCGTGTTCTAGAGCTGAGATTACGTGAGGTCGTTGGAATAGACCTTAGTACTCAGCCCCAGAAGAATCGCGAGCTATGTCGGATTGGATCACTAACAGGTAGGTTTGGTACTATTGACCTATCTTCGGCTAGTGATTCTATGTCCTGTACTCTTGTGCGTCAGTGGTTTCCAGACCACATTGTCAGGTGGCTGGAACTCACCCGTTGCAAGCAAACCATTTTACCAAATGGTAGTACGCTGGACTTGCATATGATCTCTTCAATGGGGAATGCTTTTACTTTTCCATTGCAGACGATCTTTTTTACGTCCTTGGTCGTAGGTGCGTATAGAGCGTTGGATCTAAAGATCGAGCGTCCCTATCGTAACGCAGGCAATTTTGCCGTTTTCGGGGATGACATAATTGTGTTGGAAGAGGCTTATAACCTCGTCCTTCGCATGTTGTCGTTCTCCGGATTTAGCGTAAACTACGATAAGTCCTTTAATCTAGGACTTTTTCGCGAGTCTTGTGGCCATGATTATTATGATGGTCACAACGTTAGAGGAGTCTATCTAAAGAAGCTTCTCAACGACCTTGACTGTTATAGTGC